GCCACCTCTAAGCGAGGCATCCAAGACCGCGGCTTTAGAAACGTCTGCTATCTGTGGCAACATCTTCGTTACCTCTGCCCTGACAGTAGGAACTACACCTGTAGCAAAACTTATATTCTGATTGACCACGACTCCGCCTCCTCCAGCTAAGGCAGAACGAGTATCTGCGCCATTGACTATATTGCCAGGTGCATGAGGGACAAATAATTCTGGACCACGCTCTCCTACTAGCATAGGTCTACCGTGAGTTGCTAATCCACCCCCTGCCCCTGCTGCTGTTGGTGTTCCTGTACCTGTGCCTAAATTTGGGAAAATACTTTTTAAAATAGGTTCTACTACGGCTAGTCTCAAAAAAGTTGCTATAATTTCGGAGACTATACTCTTAGCGAAGTTACCGAAGCTACTTAGTAGACTTTCTCCTTCTAGAAGAGCATCAGCAAACTCTCTAGACAAAGTTTGTGCAGCTTCTTTGACGACATTGTCTAGTTCCCCCATAGCCTTAGCAAGTTCTGTTGTTGCTGTTTTGCCTGCCTCCATTAAAGCGATACCCTCTGGTGAGGATAAAAATTCTTCAAAAATTGCGTCCTCTGCTTCCATTATGTCAAATTCATTTTCTAGTAAATCGCTATTTATGCGACCTATATTCCTTTTAGTCGTCCCGCTCGCCTGACCAGTTTTAGTTCCTAAGTTTGTTTGATTTAATTTAAGAGCATCCTTAAGTACGTCTCTTTGTTCTTCTAAAATTTTAAGCTGTTCACTTGGACTCATTGTGCCTGTTTTATCAAACAGAGTTTCATTACCTGATACTGACCTGACTAAACGAGCCGCAGAGTTAGCCATATTTGTCATACGGTCTGCCATATCTTTAAGAAAGTCTGCCAAACCTCCCTCAAATATAGAATTTTGCAGTTCTTTAAAAGCAATAGTCATGTTAGAAGTTTTAGTAGATAGGTTATCCATCTTGTTAACCATGGCTCCACCAAACTGTTCCTGCAAGCCATTTATAAGGATTTGAACCATTGCCGCGGCTCCTTTTGCAGTTTGTCCAAATTTACTAAGCTCAAGCCTTGAAACTTGTAGAGCATCCGTAAGGATTTTAGTTGCAGGTATTCCTCTATCGTCTAATTGGTTTATCTCCTCAAGACCTAAACCACCTGCGGCAGATCTCTGTACCAGTCTGACCATAGCGTTGAATGAACCTAATTGATCTACCGAGGTTGATGCTGCATCCGCAAAGGTTTGGAGCATGTTCATATTTGGCTCTATACCCGCTCCTTTAAGGGATATGAAAGCTCTAGTTACATCCTCTATTTGGAAAGGGGTAGTCTGCGCAAAGGTTAGGATGTTATTAAAAGCCGCATTACCTCTTTGAACACTACCGAATACTTGGTTCAAGGAATCTCGCATGTCCTCAAATTCCGAGCCGACTCTAGCTATGCCTGAGACTGCGGAGATACCTGCTATTCCTGCACCAACAGAAGCAAGCAGAGGTAACATACTTTTTAGATTGCCGATCATAGGTACAAAGGCAGTTCGTCCTTTATTACCTGCGCCACCTATCCTGCCCTCAATATTCTTGAGTTGCCTCTGCAGATCCTTAGTGTCTGCCTTTATCTCTACTATTAACTGGTCTACTGTGGTTGCCATTAATCTGGGTGTAACTCCATTAACTCTTCAAGTTCGCCTCTTGACATGGATTCTTTTTCGGTTGTGTGGAATTGTTTGAAGCCTTTTATAACGCTATACATTTCCACTGGCGAAAGATTCCAAAAATCATCTGGCCTCATTTGTATCGTGCCAATGCAAATTTGCATATAACGTACCCAACTGATCTCGTCAGCTAGATCTGTTCTTCGGGCTTTCCCACCTTTTCTTCCCGTTCCTCTGGGTCGCTTAAGGTAGTAGCCAGAAGTTTAGCAACCTCTGTGCTTGCTTGTACAATTCCGATATCGGTAATGATCTTGCCTACGTCTTTTTCCTGTAGGTCATTACCCCCGCCCCTTAGTGCGGCTTTTAATACTGTAATAAGTTCTGAGATGCGCACGTCGGCTTGTGCAATACGGGTGGCAAGTTTAAGTATGCCTTGATCTAGTTCGGTCTCTATTCTTACCAAAGCGTCAATGTTTAATCTTGCCTTGTAGGTTTCCGATCCTAGCTCTATGTTTACTTCACCCCTTAACGGATTCGTCATTTGACTTTTCTCCTGAACTTCCTTTTGGAAGCTCTAATGTTAAATATATAAGATCGTCTCTCTCATCTACCATAGAGTCTGTGACCTTGTAGGTCTTGCCCTCAAAGGCGATTTCCGAGACCGAGTCTCCTAGTACGTTAGGCACGGACAAGACACCTTTGTAGAAAGTGCCTTGGATTGTGTCCTTACCTTTTTTAATCTCAACTGTTTTCATGCTTATGCGGCTGAAAATGTTACTGCGCCACTTGACTCTAAAGTTACCGAGTAAGTCGCCTCGCCGTTGTATTCTCCTGCAAACTCTAGGGAAGTTACTTGAAAGCTCCCTGTATAAGTTCCTAGATCAGGAATTACAAAATCGTAAGTATTGAATACTGATTCCCCAACTGAGGTTCTTAATTGTTGCTCTGAGGTAGAATCCGTAAAGACACCAGAACCACTGATAGTCAATGATTGTATTCCACCTTGCGGTAATAGCGTTCTTTTATTAGATGAGTCCTTGTTGGTAATATCTACCATCTCGTCGTTCAAAGTAATAGACGAAGAACGTAATCCGCCAACAGTGACCTTGCTTCCACTAACAGTAGCCTTGATTAGAACTGCTGAACCTTTTTGTGCTGCCATAATTTATCTCCTTTTATGAAGTTCCTAAAATTATTGCACGAAATCTCATAACACCGTGTCTTGTTACTCCGTCTGGATCCCTAAGTATATCACTAAACTCAAATCTTAAATTAACAAGATTGAATCCCGTAACACTTAAGCTACTATCATGCAATAAATCGTGAATTCTGTCCATTATATTTTTCGTCTCTTTGGCTCCTGTGTACTGCGACCAAACATGGACGTTTACGGTAAACTCGCCTCCGTCTACATCCTTAGTGCCATAATCTACCGCAGTCTCTTCTCCAATGGCCACGAATGGGTAGCTAGATCCTTCTATCACCTCATCATAGACTCCTGCACCAAGCGTAGAGGTTAGGTTGCTATCATTATTAAGAGTGGAATAGATAGTGCTTTGTAAAGCAAATTGCCCGATACTCAATCTACATACCCTCCTTTCTTGAATATATCTTTTATTTTTCTAGCGTTTTTTTCTAGACTTGGTTGCATGAAAGGTCTTGCCGCCATCTTTGTAGTACCGAACTCAAGATGCTTTGAGTAAGGCGCGGAACTTATAATCTGGCCTATGACCTGTTTGCCTTGGGTCTTGACGTTAGTAGATATCTGGGAAGCTAAAAAACCTGTATCAGAAGCAGGGAACTGACCAGGGGCAGAAGATGTATGGGTTCTTCTGGGGTCATAGAGTTCGTATGTCACCCCTGACTTCGCGCCTCTCTGGATATTCTCTAAAGCATAGTTTCTTACAATGACTGTTCCCCTTGTGACGTTGCTCCTGACCTGACGCAGTGCGTCCTGTCCTAGTCTTTTCTTGAGCTTGTTGTTGAAACCCTTAAGGTTCTTAAAAGAAAACTTAATATTCAATTTGCCTCTCCCTCATTACAAATCAAAAGCAAATATCGGTTGCGTTCCTCTATGTTTCTGATGTGTTTAATGTTGAAGTTACGGCTCTGGTACTGCACCCTGTAGTTTGTGCCTATACCAGTGCGATAGCGTACCGTGATGTGGTGTGTTTCTAGTTCTTGGACTTTACCCTGCCTGTACTTCTCCGAGCCTGAAACGGGCTTTATGGAAGCGAACATGGTATCTACCGTAGACCAAGTCTTGACTGCTCCTCCTCCCGCATCTGTCGTATTGGTGGGTTGTTGCAACAGTACTTGATGTCGCATCTTACCTATCATCCAACCGAGAGCAGAGTGCTAGAGTACAGTCCCTTAAGAACCGTGTAGGGTTGATAGAGCTTCATCAACGAGGGTGGATAGCCTTGCGACTCGTACATATCCCCTCGGTGTTCGTATAAGTGTGCGATGTGTTGTAGCATCCCCAGTTTGATCGGTTCTGGCACTGCGTAAGCGTTTGCGTACCCAGAGACAAAGACTATCTTTATGGCATTGGCCACTCTTAGGGCAGTCGGGAAGTTCTCGCCGTTTCTGAGCATTATCCTTGATGGCTCTCTGACGTTGTCTAGGTAGTATTTGGAACTAGCGAAGGTAGTCTCGGTATCGGCATCATCAAACGTACTGACCGAGGTGACCGAGGTTACAGGCGGTCTTGCTAGTGTAATGTAATTCTTGTAGTAGGTCAGGAAGGGACCAGTCCTAAAG